CACAAATTAGCCTGTTTAAGACCACTATACCTTTCGAGTATGGTAATACATATCTGAGCGGAGAAGTCCTCGGAGAAGTGCTTAAAATGACCGCTACGAACGACTATAAGATACCTGTGGTAACCAACACGATAACCAACACGGAAACTAGGACAATTATTGATAAACCGAAGGGAATATATTTGGGCGCAGGAGTCAACTCTTTGTTAAAACCGAGCGCATCAGTTGCCTACTTGGACAACAAATATCTTTTTCAGTATCAGTACCAGCCTATGCAAAAAATTCATCAGATAGGAGTAAGTAAAAAGTTGTTCTAAAGGTTAACAAAAGTTCACAATCTGTGAACTTATAGGTTGTAATTCGGAAATAATCCGAGATTTGTCCTCAAAACTTACAATATTTGGGACATTTGGCAAGTTTAATTGTGGCAGATTTGCCTTATTTAGGCTTAACGATATCCTTTAGCTGGCTCCAAATAGCCTCACTTAAGTCTCCCCAATACATATCACATTTGCCATCTTTAATTGGAGGAACAGAAAAATAGGATTGCCAATCGCTAGGCTTTGAGGTATACCGGTAACAAGTTTCTTTGTAGGGACAATCTGTCCCCATGCATTTTGCGATATCAGGACTCATTTCCAATAATCTTTAGCAATACCAGGTAACCAATCAAATCGTTTATAACATCCTCATCGTCTTTTTCTAAGCTTCCGTTCTTGATTCTCTTTAGCTTGTCATCGATGCGGATTAGTAGTCCTTCTTTTGCGGACAACTGACTAAATACTCCAAGGGGTTCCAGCGCTGAGTTGCCGTACTTTTGATTTTTAGCAATTAGCAAATCCCGTATTTCCTCAAGTACAACCGTAACCTGTACGGCAAAAAAATTCTTATCCATGTATTTTTATAAATTCAAGCCACCATTTAATAAGGCAAATTGTCACCATACAAAAGCCAAGCATCGCTGGAATCTTTTTCAGATTTCGCTTGGTTGTAAAACGTCCTAAAGTCCAAGTATTTTTCGCCTTTAACATATTGACTGGTTTTAAATTTAGACCGTCCTTTTTTTACTAGCAATCCATCGGCAAACAAAACGTAAAATTCGTTTTCGTCGAACGCATAGTTAAATTCCAAGTATTGCATCCACCAGTCTACTGGCTTCCGGTTCTCGTCTAGCACCTTGGTTGCTATGCCGTAGCTAAACGGATTAATGATTTGTGCCTCTTCCATACGCAAGTTAAAAGCATAAAAAACGAGACAGAAAAAAAATATCGCTTTTTGTTAAAAAAAAAATTAGAAATATTTTGGAATCTAATTTATTTATTTAATTTTGGGTATTGATTCACTTAAAACATAACCCAATGTATAGAATTTTTGAACCAAAAACAGAGCAAGAGCAAACCCTTGTTAACATTATTAAAAAAAGCAAAGAATTGAAAGAAAGAAGAAAAGCTTTACAAGAATTAAAGTTGGTTAATGGCATTACCAAGGAAATGCAAAAAGAACAGGTTGGGATTTTAAGCATTGTTTGCCACGAGATTTACCAAAAAATTCCTAATAGCAAGTGGTATTGTCAAAAATTTAGTCACGCAACTATTAAATACGAGGACACAATAATTAAAAGATAATTTAAATCAAAAATTAAAAACCTATGGGAAAACTATTTAACGATTCTGAAATGTACCTCGACCAAGAGGTGCTATTCTATTACGAAGGCGAGGAGTACTGCTGGACTGGTCACTATGAGGTCAAGCAATGCGGCGAGGAGTCAGACTGGGATTACTGCGGTGACTCTGAGGTTGAGGTTGAGATTGAGACAACCAAAGCCATTACCAAGTTTAACGAAGAGACCAACGGCTGGGATGAGGTGACACCTACCAACTCTCTTATTTACGAATTAGTATTACACATTGAACGAGACCTTTAACAAACAAACACCTATGGAAAAATCACAGAGTATTCAAAACCTAACGCAAGGACTTGCAAAGTTTCATGCGATGGTTGGGAAGATTAGCAAAGATGCTAAGAACCCATTTTTCAAATCTAATTATGCCAGCTTGCCTCACATCATTACCGAAGTTAGCGAACCTCTAGAAAAGGCTGGTTTAATCCTTAGCCAGTTTCCAAACGGCGATGGACTTACCACAATGCTAATTCACGCCGAGAGTGGCGAGTACATTTCAGCAACCTACACGTTGCAAGTAGTTAGACAAAACGACCCACAAGCGCAAGGCTCTGCAATTAGTTACGCAAGACGTTACGCCATTACAAGCATTTTAAACTTGGCAATTAGCGATGACGATGGAGAGGCTGCAACTAGACCAGTTCGCCAAGTGCCAGCGGTTGTTAAAACCAAGCCAACAGAAGAGCAATTTGCATACATCGTTCGCTACTTAAACGGAACGGATGCCCAGCGCAAGCAAGCAAAAGATGCTTTGACTAAATACGAATTAACACAGGACCAAAAGGACACTTTAGACGGATTAATATAATGGCAAATTTATATGAAATAACAAGGGAGGCGCTAGAGTTAGCCTCCCTACTGGAAAAGGAAGAGTTGACTCCCGAACTAGAGCAAATGCTGGTAATTAACCAAGAGCAACTCCAAGCCAAGGCTGGCAACTACGCCAAGGTAATTGCAAACATTCAAAGCGATAGCGATGCTATCGACCAAGAGATTAAAAGACTCAAGGCAATGAAGGACAGTAAGGAGCGAGCCATTTTAAGGCTCAAGGATGCACTTAGAGAGGCAATGCTGGTAAGTGCTATCGACAAAATAGAAAGTCCTTTATTCAAGCTTAGTTTGCGCCGTAGCGAAGCGGTGGAGGTTGACATTGTGGAGGCTTTACCTAGCCAGTTTGTAAACATTAAAAACGTGGTAACTGCTGACAAGGTAGCAATCAAGGAAGCCATCAAACGAGGCGAGAATATTACTGGAGCAAGACTAATTGAAAACTTTAACCTACAAATCAAATGAGAAAATACACCTATTTGGGCAAAGAGATACAACGCCCAGCAGACCTAGCGCCAAGAGGCGTTAAGTCTACATACCAAACTGAAAAGCTACCATTTAACGAAACCTTTGAAAGATTGTGGAAACTCAAGAGATAATTGACGAAATCAAGCGCTTGTACATCGAAGGATTTACACGCAAAAAGATAGCTGCAAAGCTAGGATTGGATGCAGAAAAGGTGGGTTACCTACTTTACACAAAGCTAAAGCTGCATGAAATTTACCCACGAAAGCTAATGGATGAAAACATTTTTCAGATACTTAGTGACCACCAAGTAAGTCGCATATTAACTTTGGCAACTTATGGATATTGCTGCCGAGAAATAGCAGAGGACCAAAACATAGAATTCCGCAAGGTTAAAAAGTTGCTGGATATAGCACAGTCCAAAAACATGATTGATAAAAAGATATAAAATCTTTTTTATTTCTTAGATTCTTTTTAATATTGCTAAACATTTAACCAATACACCAATGGAAAATCAAACACATTACGGACCATTTACAAAGCAAGGCGCAAAATACTGGTATTGCTTTTATTCTGCTGAGGCGGTTATTGGCTCAATTGAATGGTCAAGAGCAAAACGATTAATGGACTTTTACCAAACTTACCTATGAAAAAAGCAACTAGAGTAATCGGAAAAATCTTGTATTTTATCCTAGCAATGTCACCAATCTTTGCGCTTGGCTATATGCTAGGCATTAAATTAATGCAACAATAAAACCAAACACCTATGAATTTTTACACAATTAAATCAACCAAAGTAACAGAGTTTGAAATTGATGTGCCTAAGTATTTTAAAATATTAGACTTTCATTACATGATTTTAAACGACAATGATGTCCTAGTTGTAAACCCTAATTACTTACCTGATTTGTTTATTTATGCCTATATCAAAATTGATTTGATTAAATGGCACGCAGATTTTTGGGCGAAAAATGAAATTGAGCCTTTGAATGAATACGAATTTCGTCAAGTTTATACCGATGCAACTTTAGAAATAGAAAAATTAATGAACTAATGACAAGCACAGACTCACAAAACGCACTTATCAAGGGATGGCTATTAAACGGCTATTCCTTGACCCAGCTAGAAGCTTTAAACCAGTTTGGATGCTTTAGACTAGCCGCAAGGATTGCAGACCTTAGAGACAAAGGTTTAAACGTGGTGACCGACATGGTTACGCTGGAGAATGGTAAAAGGGTTGCACGCTATACCGTAAAAAGATGACACCAGCAGAAAAAGCAGATTATTTAATATCTTGTTTTAAAAGATATGATTTTACCGAGGATGATTTTGAATTTGCGCTTGATGACGCAATATTTTGTGTAGAACAAATACTAGAAGTTAGTCCTAACAATTATTGGTTACAGGTAAAAAATGAATTAATTAACATTCGAGATATTAAAATATGACACGAGAGGAAATAATTACCGAACTAAATCACAGAGCAACTCAAAAGTACTTGGTATACTTGGCACTTCAAGAAATTATGCTGGATTACTACGAAGACGTGACAATGCTGAAAGCATTTGACGTGGACCTAAGAACCAAGCATAAAAACATGAATAACGCTTTAAAACGTAAATCAACCGAGGCATTTAGATTCTTGGAAAATTACGACAGCGGAGAGGCAACAATTAAGCAGTTTCACGAGTTTGTGACTTTGTTTGAACGGCTCCACAATTCGATTGACCAAGGTGGCAATCTATTTCACGACTGCTTATCAGCTATTGAACAAATCTTAAACGACAATGAGGGGACGCAATCTAACTGAATATCAAAAGGAGTTAATCTTTGAAGGCTGGCAAGACCGAAAGCCAATTAAGGTTATTGCCATGGAAATGGGACTTTCATACGGTTGCATTTATTTTCAACTAAAGAAGCGTTGTCTCGTTGGATAAATCGAAAAGATTTATATTTGTGTATCGAATCATTCCTGAGGTGAGAGGCAAGAATGATTCCATAGGTTAACTTAACCTGCCCCGACAGTCTCTCACCTGTTGGGGTTTTTTATTTTATATGAAAAAAGAAGCTTATTACTTTTCCCACGATTCAAATGCCAAAGATGACCCAAAGATTCTCCAGCTAAGGATGGAAATGGGTTGGGAGGGGTATGGGTTGTTTTGGGCAATAATTGAGATGCTAAGAAATGAAAGCGACTTTCGGATGCGAACGCATTACAAAGGCATTGCATTCGCATTGCAAACGCATGAGGATTGCATAAAAAAGCTTATTAATGACTTTGATTTATTCCAATTAGATGACCAATATTTTTGGTCTGAAAGCCTATTAAAACGTATGGAATTAAAGGAAGAACGTTCAGAAAAGGCACGAGAATCAGCCAAGAAACGCTGGAATCGAGATAATGATGCGAACGCAATGCGAACGCATAGCGAACGCAATGCGGATGCAATGCAATTAAAAGAAAGTAAAGTAAAAGAAATTAAAGAAAAAGAAACCAAAGTAAATGAGGATTCACATAATGCGATTTTTCGTCAATTATGGAATAACAACATTTGGTTGGAAGGATTAGCAATGAACTGGAAAGCCGATTTAACAGAAGTTAAAAACCATTTGAATACCTTTAGGCAAGAATGCATCTTAAAAGCAGACTTTAAAGAAAACGAAAAGCTTGCCAAGGAGCATTTTTTTAATTGGGTAAAAAGAGGCAACCCAGTACCAAAAAAAGAAAGCAAAGGCAAAAACGTATTTGACGAACTTTACGAAGACTTACAAAAACAAAAACACCTAAAAAATGAATGAGATAATTTTAACGCACCTCCGCAAAATGGAGTTTGTATGCGGACTGAAGCAATTTAAAGAATACAAAAAAGAAGAGGCAAGCGAGTTACTTGGATGTCTTAGCAAGTTATTTGCCAGCTACGGCTGGATGACTGAAGCAAGAGTTGACTACATTTTGCACGCTGGTATGCGAGGACAATACGGAGATTTTTACCACGTAAACGAGAAGACAGTTAGCGTTTGGATAAACCAATATTACGCCCATCACCAAAGCCAAATTGTGCAAGAAGTACAAGCTTTAAACAACAAAGAGAAAGAGCCAAGCAACGAAGAGATTGCTTACTGGATTGAGGTTGGTAAGCAGATATTTCGAGATAATTACCAGTATGCTAAGGAGACAGGATTTTGCCGAGACATTGCTGAATGGGGAATGAACTGGTTTAACAAATTTCAAGAAAAAGGAATTTTAAAGCCTTGGGAGTTTAACGTCGAAGAGATGGAGAACGACGTGAGAAAAGAGTTACGCTTGACGGTTAGATATGTAGACGAGACTAGCGTTGGTGCCAAGACTAAAAACAAAATTTGGAAATTGTTTATTTTACAAGCAATAAGAGAAAACAAGGATTTAGATAAGCTAATATGAGACACGGCTCTTTATTCAGCGGAATAGGAGGCTTTGATTTAGCCTCAGAATGGATGGGTTGGGAAAATGTTTTTCATTGCGAATGGAATCCCTTCGGACAAAAAGTTTTAAATTATTATTGGCCTAATGCAATCACTTATCATGACATCACAAAGACAGATTTCACTATTCACAGAGGAAGAATTGACATCATTACAGGTGGATTCCCCTGTCAACCATATTCATCAGCAGGAAAGCGCCTTGGCAAGGAGGATGAGAGACACCTCTGGCCTGAGATGCTTAGAGCAATTCGAGAGATTCAGCCGAGTTGGGTCGTGGGCGAAAACGTTCGTGGCCTTACTAATTGGAATGGAGGGATGGTATTCGACGAGGTGCAAGCTGATTTGGAAGCTGAAGGCTACGAAATCACACCGTTTTTACTTTCAGCTGCAAGTGTCGGAGCATTTCACAAAAGAGATAGGATTTGGTTTATTGCCTACTCCAAACGCAATGGATTGGAATACAGGAGTAAAACCAATAACATACAAGAAAAGGAAACAAAGACATTTGTTAAAAAAAGTAAATTTACAAATGACTTTGAGGCAAATGGCAGCGGATTTTACCAAAAATGGTCAAGCTACTTACAAGCTGAAAACATCGTTTGTTCAGGAATTAATGGGATTTCCAAAAAATTGGACAGAATTACCTTTTCAAAGTGGAGAAAAGAATCAATAAAAGCTTTCGGAAATGCAGTAGTTCCTCAAGTAGTTTATCAAATATTTAAAGCAATCGAGCAATACAATCAATTAAACAAACAATTAACATTATGAGCAAAATTTACGGCGGAAACGCAAAAATTATCCAAACAAAATTTGGCACAATGACAAAGATTAGCCAAAGCAGAACTGACCTAGAAAAGTTGTTGGCATACCTAAACGCCAACGATACCGAGTGGGTAAACCTAGTAATGAAGGAGAAGCAAGAAAAAGTGGAAGGCAAAGCAACGCATTACTTGGAAGTAGACGACTGGAAGCCTGTACAAGTAGCAAACAAGCCGACAGAGAAGCGCATTATCGAAAACGATAACTTACCTTTTTAAATGAAAAAAAACGATTTGTACGCAATCTTTGCAGCGCTGGTAGGCATTACCCTACTGGCTTTGCTAAAGATTTCTAGCCTACTGCTTTTTATTGTGCTGCTGGCTTTGTGGACCTTGGCTTGGTCTTGGATTTACGAACGCTGCAAATGATTCAGTTTAAAATAAACGAAAAGCCTTTAAGCGTTAATTTAGCTTGGCAAGGCAAGCGTTTCAAAACACCAGCCTACAAAGATTACGAGAAAGCAATGCTTTTGCGTATGCCAGCGTCAAAAGTGGACACAAGCCAAATGTTAAGGGTTGAGTTTTTTTTTGGCTTTAGCAACTCAGCAAGTGACCTAGACAACCCAGTCAAGTTGTTGATGGACATTGCACAGAAAAAGTACGGCTTTGACGACAAAAATGTTTTTGAGTTAAACGTGCGCAAGTGCTTGGTAAAAAAAGGAGAAGAATTTATACAAATGGGCATTTATCAGCTATTACCTTTTTAAACAAAAATCTTGGTTTTAACTTGGAATCAAATCGCAATCTTATATTTGCGTAAAGATTAAGCAAATGAGCATTTACGAAGGGTTACTAATTAAGAAAGCAAGAAAGCAAGCTGGCTATAACCAGCTGGATTTGTGCAAGAAAATTGGATTGAGTCACGCGCCAATTAACCACGTCGAGAATGGCTTGGAGTCAATAAGCCTTTTAAACTT